GTATCTGTATTACGTGCGACTACTTCCGATAGGTTACAGAACTGAAATGGTCTTAGTATAATCTCAGAGCATGGGTTACAACCAAACAGATATGGTTCATTTGTCCAACTTTTTAAATATTGTCTTCTGCCTGTTTTTTTAACCTGTTTAACTGCTGACTGCCTGTTGAAGATACCACGTTCACCGGACTGACTTTCGTACAATGCCGTCCACTCTCGCATAAATGTTCCCATATCAGGCTTAGTGCCATAGGCTACACTGTTATTAGCTAGTGCTCTTTGTCCTTCATTGTTCCACCAATCTCCCGACTTAGCATGACGCATCTGGTCATCATCAATATCTGACAGGCTGATCAATGCACTACGTCTTACACCACCTACTACCACCACCTCACCTATCTTACACATGATGTCATGGCATTCTAATGGTGTTAGCCTACGTCCTACTGCACCTTTAAACTTCTCAATGCAGAAGTTAAACAGATCTTCTAGTGGTGCAGGACCAGATGCCCTACCACCAAACACTTTTAATCTAGCACCAGAAGGACGTACCTCACTGACATCCCATGTAGGTATCTGACCAGCATATAACATAGCTAGTAGTTCCTTAAGAGATTTAGCCCATCCAACACGAGAGTCTCCTACTTTAATTACTGTATCTGAATGATGTAGTTCTTCATTAACTACAGGTAGCTTATCTGTGTACTGTTTCTCAACAGAGAAGCCAACACCTGTACCACACATAAGTATATACATGCACTCATCAAATACTCTTGGTGTATCTACTGTCATGTATGAACAGTTGTAGCTAGGCACATGGCATATATCTAATGGTGCACCAGCAGTCATCAAAGCTCTCATACTAGGCATAACATTTAAGTCCTGTACTGCATCTGTTAGTTTCTTATGGGTATCATCTGGCATCACGTAACCATACTTATCTTTTACATAGTTCTCAAGGTAATTGAAGTATCTTTCAACTGTCTCAAGCCAACCTTCACGCCTTTGATCATCTTCCTTCCATCTAGCATAACGTGATAGTGCAATAAAGTTTTGATAGTCAGAACTTAAATAGTTATTTGTGTGCATATCTATCTCTCCATATCCATTTTTAATGACGACACTGCTACACCACTTACGTCGTGTAAGTATTCTCGTAGAGCATCTTCTATTTCAGGCATGACATCACCATCAGACGGAATAGGATACTCTTCCATGTTGACATCTAATACCATTAATACTTTTAATTTCATGTAAACGATTCCGCTAGATCATGGTGCTCGTTTTTTTGCGTAGCGTCAATTAATTTATTAAGATACCATCTTGCTTTCTTAAGATCTTCAATGGGTTTATTTTTATACTCATATCTCCATAGGTATTTTATTACTGTACCCTGTAGGTAGTACTTGTATCCTACGTCAGTAGCTGCACGTATTGCGTCAATACATTCTATACCACTCTTGTTGTAGTGTGGTGGACTGTTTACCATGTCAGTAAAAAGTTTGCTTCCATCTTCTACTACATCGTCAATAATACTAATTGTTTCATTGCCTAGTGTAAGTGTTGTCATCATGCTGTTCCTTTCGTACTAGTATTAAATGATAATTTAATTACATTACCATCGACTTCTGTTACCTGTGCTGTTACTTTTTCTGTTGTCTTATTTGTTGACATTGGTTGCATATCATTTTCCGTATCCAATACATAGTTATTAATATCATTTCTTAGATCTTCATCGTACTCCATTATAGGTACAGAAGCACAAACCATTTTAGTTAGGTGCATTAACTTGTGAAAATCATCATGTGTTAATTTGTGTGTGCCATCCCACATAATACCTATATCAACATCTCCATCCCATTTCCCTTCTAGCATACGTGGTCGCAATCTTATAACAAAATCATTAGATTGAAAATCATCATCGAAAATATTGGTCATGCCTGCCTCCTTTTAGTTCCTTTAAATGTTATAAACTTACCATGCTTGTTTTTTCCTTTTTCTTTTAGCCACTCTTCCGGTACTACTCTAGTATCATATAAGAAACCATGCTTGTAACACCATTCTCCATAGCTACTCTTAGCTCCCTTACTTAACTTACGCCTACTGTTTTCAAATATAAATCGTATATCTAACTTAGGATGTTGTTTATGTATCATAAGATGCTTACGTCTATCAGATGTAGTAAACATTCCTTTAGACTCAATTATTATACCATTGCTGAGAATAAAGTCAGGGGTATAGGTACGGTAAGCTAAGTCTTCCCACTCTATCTTTAAGCTCTCATAGGAGAACTCAACCTTAAGAGCAGTAAGAGCATCAGAAAGTTTCTTTTCTAAGCCTGACCTGTACCCATACTTCCTTGCATGAGCGAATCTTGAGTAATTCATCATGCTTTATTCTTTACCCCTCCCATAATGAGGGTTAGACCAGAACTCTTTATCTGTTGCGTTAAGTCCTTCTCTGTTTTCATCCTTTCCGTACATGTCCCAATGGTGTCTACCATTCTTAAATTGTCCTTTACCTACCGCAGTCTTAACGTCGGGGTTAGCATCAAGGTAGCTGTCTTCGGGGAACTCACTCATATTGTACTCTCCTCTTCTATATGCACGTAAGAAACTATCTTAGGTTCTTTTGCTCGTGACTTTAATGCTGGTAGTTCTTTCATCTCAGGCCAACAGGTTTTGCGGAAAGAACACCAGCCACATTCAGTATCAAGTATTTTATTTCCTGTTAGCTTACCATTAAAAGTTTCGTCTACAGCGTCAAAGCAACGCTTAAATTTATTTTCTTGTACAGTCTTTACTGTCTTATTAATATGATACATTTCTTCCATCATGTCAAGGCCAGTAGCAGGTACATATTTAAAACTTCCATTGGCTTTATTAACTACCCACCAACCTCCTGCCTTAAGACCTGACGCTTTAGCATATCCAGCTAACTGAGCTACGTAACCAAAAGAGTCATGCGATTTTAATGTAGCATAATCTTTAAATTTATTTCTGTATGACCAATCAGATGCAGACTTAATATCATCAACAGCACCATTAATAGTTATGTCATATGTGCCTTTGATTTTTGTGTCTCGTTCTGGTAAGTCTAATACAACCGTGTCTGCATCTCCGTACTCTACTTCTGCTTCAGTAAGTAAGCCCTTAAATATTGCCTCAACTATATCTCCTAACATCATGTTCATTACAAATGTACTGGGAAAGGGTAACGCTTTTTCAGGCTGGTTCTTTTGAAACCACAGTTGGCAAGAGGGTCTGCCTATGTTAGACATCCTCAAGCCAAAATCACCACGCTTGTTACCCCCACCAAACTGGCGACCTAGTGCATCTACAACGTCCTGTCCAATACGTTCTATTGTAGCTTTGGACAACACAGCTTTACCATTAGCTGCATCAGTCATATACTGCGCTAGTGCCAGTTCAGCAGGATGATTCATTACGCTACTGCTGCATCGTCAATGTCAAGGAACTCATCTACTAGTGATGCATCATCCGATGACATGTTACGTTTAGATTTGTCATTCCATGCAGTAGCAATGTACTCATTGTAACTATCAACCCACTCCATAAAGTCAGTGAAGGTAGTTTGATCACCTGATGATATAGGAATAGCGTTAGTCATATCAGCAGATACTTCTGGTATGTAGAAGCTACTACCATTTGGTAATGGTTTCTCTTCTGTGCCAACAGTAATCTCATGTGCAATAGGTAACAACCTTTGTTTATTAAAGTTATTATACGTATCACCTAAGATCTTAAAGGCATCGCGGTTATCAATCTCCCAGATAAAAGCAGTAGAGTCTGCCTTAGTTTCTGCCCCAGAAGAATCTATAGGGTTAACTAGATCCACTAAACCAAACACAACACGAGTACGTTTGATTTGTCTGATTAGATCTTGCTGTGTAGTCGGCAGAGCCTTAAAGTCTTTTATCCACCCACTAGGCTTACCGCAGTTAAACCCACCATCATTATCTTTAAGATCTACATATAGTGAATCTCCCATTATTGTTTTCACAAAACGGTTAGGCAAGTTGCCTGATCCCTTTATAAATCTCTTGTACATAAAACGCTGTAAGAAAGTACGTATCTTAATCTGTGGGGAATAGATTGTTCTACCATCTGGTATCTCTAATTTAAAGTGCCCACCCGACACCACTTCCATATTTACTTTCTTACCTTTTAGTTCAGTCTCTCCCATGATAGCTGTGTGTGCAATTCTTAGACGAGCTAAGTTACTGGATTGTTTACTCTTACTAGAAGCCTCTGCTGATATACCCATTGCTTTAGCCATCTCGTCATAGTTGTTTGTATCTACTGTTGTTAGTGTCATGTGTGTTCTCCTCACATAGTTTTCAAAAGAGCATAGTTATACTACGCCACGTCCTTAATGTCAAGCCAATTATTACCTATCTTAGATTCTAACAATAAAGGTACATTAATAGTAACACCTAATCCTTCCTTGATGTACCCATCTAAATTATAGTTGATGTCTTTGATAGCTCGTAGTACTTGACCTTCTTCTTCAGGATGCACATCAATAACAATACTGTCATGCACTGTATTGACTACACAAGACTTAGTATCCTTAAGTAGTGTGTCGATCCATAGTAATGCTACAGGTACTATATCTGCTGTAGCAAACGATTGCACGGGATAGTTTTTGATCTGTGTAAAGTAACTGATCCTACCTCGTGCATTCCGCTGTACATCTGGAAAAGAAAACTCTCTGCCAGATGGTGTAGTTATCTTGCCTGTGTTAAGTGCTTCTTTGGCAAGAGTATCGTGCCACTTTGCAATACCTGTATACTTCTCATTGAAGTGGGTGTAGTAGGCAGCTTCTGCTTTAGATCTGCCATATCCACTAGCCCCATACAAAGGAGCAAATGTATGCGCTTTGGCATCTTGTCTAGACGTAACCTGTCCAGCCTTAGTAATAATACTAGCAGTGTATGCATGTACATCGAAGCCTTCTGTAACTTCTTTGATTGCAACTGCATCCTGTGAAAGATAAGCAGCTACACGAAACTCTAGTTGGGCAAAGTCAGCTTCAAGTATCTTACCTCCACTGAACCTTGATATAAACACACGCTTCACTGGAAACGTACCTCCACGTGGCATGTTCTGCATGTTAGGTTCTTTGCCACTAAGTCTACCTGTCGAGGTCATGTGTTGGTTTAAACGTACATGTAACTTACCATCCGGTTTTACATTGTTAGCTATGCCACCAATGAAAGATGATAGGTAAGTATCTAATGCAGATAACCTCTGTACCTTCTCAAGAAATTCTAGTGAGTCAACCAGCCCCTTTCCTCTAGCGGCATTAGCTAGTATAGCTAAGTTCTTTCTGTTAGTTGAGAAGCCATTAGCTGTAGCCCACTTAGCGTCAGGTGCATTAAACTTTAGACCACCAATAACATCAGTAGCAATAACGTGATAGCCATTGCTACTGCACGAGACACATTTCGACATGTTAGTGTAGGGTGTGCCATTCTTTTTCTCCTTTCTAATTTTGCCAGAACCATAGCAGTCCTCACATCTCTTTACGTAAGACTTATATACTACATTAGTTTCTTCACGAATCAGCATCTTGAATGCAGACCTTGACATATACGGATCATACTTGTTGACCCATGAAGATTTACTTACAGGCTTACGACTGTATATTAGTGTAGACAATTGCTCTGGACTACTGAGATTTAAAGGAACATCGCCCATAAGATCTCGTACTTTAGTTTCTAAGTATGCTAGTACCTCCTTTCTTTCTTCCTCAAACTCTATACGAACTGCTTCTAATGCAGTAACGTCTACTTTAAAACCTCTCATGTATATCTTAGACAACGCTATAACCATTTGGTTAGTAAGATATGATACATTGTACATACCGGCAGAGTCACTGCTAGTAAGCCTGACACGTAACTCGTGTGACAGTTGCTGTGTTGCATGTAAGTCAGCACTAAGATACTCAGACAACTCAGCGTGTGGTATGTCACGTACCGATACGCCCTGCTTGAGATAAGCCTTGAGTGTATCCTGCTTCTTAGTGTCTAGCTCGTATCGTTCTGCACATGCCTCTAGTGATAATGGTTGCTTGATACCACGCTGTATCAAATACTCCATCAGCATTGTGTCAAACACAGGGCCATTGTATTCAAAGCCTGACTCCCACAACCACACTAAGTCATGGCCTATATTGTGACCAATCAGTACTGTAGCTTCATTCAACTTGCTTTGCACAATAGTATGCCCATCAGAGGTAGGCTCTACTTCACTGTGATCAAACGTGACAATGCTTTCATTACCATGATCATCGAGCATACCAACCATAACTAAAGAGTTAGTAGGCTCGAAGGGATCTAGTTGTAACTTACCCTCACGTTTAAGTACTGTGTTCTCTACATCAAGTGTTAGCTTCATCTTGCACATTCCTCTTTGCTATTTCGATAAAGTTAAAGTTTGCACTGAAAGATCTACGTTCACCTTCCGTATAAAAAGGATACACACAATGGAATAAGTCACTAGGAAATACATAGAAGTCTCCTACCTGTGGCTTAACCATAAAGTTTGTAGCACTGTAGTTACCGGCACTGCCATTAACAAATTGTATGTGCCCATGAGAAGGGTGGTGATCTTTGTAATCCTCTTCCCATTCTTTCTCAATACCTTCTGGCAATTTAAGATAACCAACACAGGACATACGACAATTAGTATGTAGATGTACTGGATTATACTCTGTATTAAACTGCCTGACTAACCAACCAGATATAAATTGTAAACTATAGTCAAACTTTTCTGTGTTTAATCTACTATGACCATACGAGTTACGTATAGTAGCTGTTTGATTGTACTTACCTATAAAGTTTTTCACTTCCTCAACAAACAAGTCTCTCATTGGATCGTTAAATTGTAATTCTTGTTTTACTTTACCAACCAAATTAGCAGAGTAGTCATTCAATTCTCCTGCTTTTGTGTCATAAAAACTATTCATCTTCTCGACAAATGCAAGACTTAGTTTTTTATATCCCATCACTGGGCCGAAGGGAAAGAATACATGATCTTCTGCATCTTTTGGTGGTGTAAATAAATTTACCATAGTGTTTCTCCTTATGCTGAAAACAACGCAGTCTTATAATCAAAGTCACAAGTTACCATACCATGCCAGCCTGTCAACTTATTCTTTGCAACATTAATATGTCTTTGTCTATCCTCTTCTGTTTGATTATCTGTAGGTGGATTCCTTGCAATGAGTAGCATGAGGTCGGCCTCTGCCGCCTTGCCTGTCTTAGAACCCTCCATCATAGATTGATTAAGTACTGTTCTACCTTCAGCTTCAGCAGATAGTTGAGACATATAAAATACAGCACACTCTTGTTGTTTAGCTATCTGTCTAGCGTACATAACATTTTGCTTTAGTACTTCATGGATGCTTGCGGAGTTAGCAGTGGACGTAAACTTATCACCCATATCTAACATAACTATATCAGGTTTGTAATACTTACATACTGACTCAACCCATGCCATGTCTTTCTCAGTACTATCTTTAAACTTAATGTTATGCAACTTAGATTTATATTTAGCTAAGTGTACAGCTTTATTCTTACGTATGCCTTCTGAGTCAGTACCTACTGCACATGTCATATACCTATGACCTACTCGTGTTGGTGTCTCCTCATTACAAAGTACAATTACTTTTGCACCCTGATCGGCAAAACCATTTGGCCCCATCACTAAGCTGGCATGGAAGCTAGTTTTACCTGTATTAGATCGAGCACCTATCTCGATAAGCTGACCGGCATTAACGCCCTGAACCTTACGTGCTAGGCTAGGTATATTGAATGTCCACTTGCTTTGTAGATCACCCTCTTCAAGTATCCTGTCCATGTCCATATCTTCCCATTGAACTTGTAACTTAGGTATAAAGTTATCACCATGTACCTCAAGTAAACTTCTTAATGGCTGTAAACTTTTTAATGTACCATTGACAAAATCAAAACCTAAGTTAGCAACCTCTTCACCAATTACCTGTTGGAATAACTTAGATAATACTTCTTGTGCTATGTCCTTACCCATAGGCTGTTGTTGTTTAATCTGACCAAACAAAGCAGAGTATGCTTGCTTCTGTGCTGTAGTCAGGGATGGATTGTCCGATAAAAAAAGTGCCTCAACTTCATCTGGTGAGACACTGCGATTATAATCTTCCATAGCTTTATCTATAATTTGCTTAACTTTT